CACAGCTCGCCGCACGAGAAGCAGAGCGACACATCGCCTTCTGTTGGCTTGTAGGTCTCTGCTCCAAGGTAGGTGTCGCAGTCGTTTGGAGCTCCGCAGTAGGGGCATGGCCGGTTCACGACTCGCTGTCCTTGAACTCCGGGTGCTTGGTCTTCATGTGCCCCTGCAGGTTCTTGAAGTGTCGGTTGCAGCATGGACAGACACCGTTGCCGACGCGGTTCTTCATCCTCGTCAGCAGACCCTTGCGCACCTCAAGCTGCTTGCGCTTCCGATCGTCGACTCTCCACAGTGCCACTTGTGGCCGCAGCACGGGCAGTAGACCAGCCGGCACCGCTCGACATCGCCTTCTCTCCAGCGATCGTAGTAGCTGGTCGGGATCGCGAAGGTGACGCCACAGGCTTCGCAGTTGAACCGAGAGAGTCCGACTTCAACGAGTGTGTAGGTCATGGGTCAAGGTCGCTGATTGAGTGTGTGTGGTCAGTCAGGAACTGCTCGTCAAGCTTCCGAGCCTGCTCGAGCTTCAGGATCCTCAGCTCGAGCTCGTCCATGACACCGCTCATGTGCCAGATCCGAATCGCGAAGATCAGGACGAACAGCGAGAGGCTGACGAGGAGCGCGGTGGTCATGGTCTCTCCAGCTGGCCTGGATCGACTTCCATCGGTTCGCCGTAGTGCTCGTCCAGCAGCTTGAGTGCCTTCTTCAGCACGCGACGCAGGTCTTGCTTGCCCCAGAAGGTCACCGCGCTGCTGTCGTCGTCGCCAGCGTGGTGCATGAACGGACCACTCACCTGCACTGGTCCTTGCCTGGTCATCTGTGTGACCGGCAGCTCGAGGTAGAACCGCAAGCCGGTGAACTTGGTGCCGTCGATCTCCTTGTCGATGATCTCGACGCGCTGGGTCATCTCTTCCGCGTAGACGTTGACTCTCATGGTGGAATGATCTCCGAAATGAAGCCTTTGCTGCTGTCGTCGATGAACTTGAGTAGCTTGCCGATCGCAGTGTCGCGGGCCACGATCACCAGGGCGGTCGCATCGGTTGTCTTGCCGGCGTCCAGGTTGGTGATCGTCATCATCAGCTTGGCAGCTTGATCGGCGACCATCTTGCCGGCGAGTCGACGCGCTGCCGCCTGGATGACGTCGGGTTGGATCACAACGCCTCCACCAATTGTTGCACAGTCACGTTCCTCAGAGCCTGTTGCGCGTCTGCATCCTTGGCCGACAGCGCCTTGTCGATCATCTTCTCGATCGTGTTCTGCACGATCGGGATCTGCACGTTGACCGTGCCTTTCGAGCCGATGCGATGGCACCGCGCTTCAGCCTGAGCGTTGATCGCGGGTGACCAATCGCGTCCAAGGAACAACACGTCGCTCGCGGACGTGAGGTTGAATCCCTCCGCAAGCTTCACCTGGCAGAGCATGATGCTCTTGCCCTTGGCCTGGAAGTGATCGAGGAACTCTTGTCTCTCGAGCGTGTCGACGTCGCCGGTCAGCAGCACGGCGTCGGCTTCGTATTGCTTGAACAGCCACTTGAGCGGCACGTTGAAGCGACTGAACACGACCACCTGTCGGCCGGCGCCGGTGATCTCCTCGATCGCCTCGCACAGCCAGACTAGCTTCGGTGACTCAGGGAAGATCAGCGCGCCTGGAGCTCCCTCGACCTTCTCGGCGTGCTTGACGAGGTAGGCTGCGTGCTTGGAGAGATAGGTCTCAGGGATCCCACCGAGGAACCCCTGAGCAATCTGCTCGCAGCGCATGGCGGCCTCGACTGTCGACCGTGCTGCGGGCTGGAAGATGGTGGTGGTGCGGTTGGTGCACTTGCACGTTGTCGTCTCTGGCGGAGCCAGCGGGTCGTCGAACTTCACAGCAACGACGCCCTTGCCTTCGCACAACGTGCATTCTGGGTCTCCGCTGGTCATCAGCTTGGCCAGCTCCATGACCGCGTAGTCCTTCATCGCCTTGTAGACGGCTAGGTGCGCGTCCTCGAGCTCGATCAGCGGCTTGGTGTGGATCTTCGGCGGGAGATTGAGCACGTCCTCCTTCTTTCTCGCGATGCGCATGGTGTTGAGCACCGCGTTGAGCTCGGCTACGTTCTTCGTTCCGCGCACGATGTTGACCGGGCGTCTGCGACCAGCGAATTGCGTCGGCACGATCACCAGGTATCGGTTGTTGAAGTCGTGAGAACTCACCCAGCTTCCTGGCCTGACAAACTCGCACTGCGTGAACAGATCCTCGATCGTGTTTCTGACTGGCGTGCCTGACAACGCCAGTCTGAAAGCTGCTCCAGAGAAGAGGTCGAACACCGCCTTGGTCCGCGCTGCATCCTTGCTCTTGATGTAGTGCGACTCGTCCAGGACAGCTGCCTGTCCCGCGCACCAGGTGCGCAACAGAGCCTGCTGAGGCATCGGCAACAGCCTCAAGGTGTCGTAGTTCACGACGACGACGGCACGCTGGTTCTTCTTCTGGTCGAGGTGATGCGCCAGCGCAGCGAAGGTGTCAGCGCGCTGAGTTGGGGTCCCATCGACCACGAAGCACGGCAGCGTCTCGGGCGGCTCTATGGTCGCAGCGACTTCGGCACGCCAGTTCAGCTTGACGCTCTTCGGGCAGACGACGGCGAGCCGTCGTAGCCCGCTGGCCCACCAGGACCACAGCGCGGTGGCGGTCTTGCCGAGCCCCATGTCGTCGTTGAGCAGGGCTTGGTAGTGGTGAACCTGTAGGGCGCCGATCGCCTGCAGCTGGTGCGCCATCGCCACGCGGTAACCAGCCACTTGGTGGATCGGGCCCCAGTCCTTCGCCAGCTCCCGCTCTGCCTCCGTCAGCCCTGCAACGCTGCGTTGCAGCACCTCCCTGACGGAGGAGTGGCACGCGACGGTCCAAGAAGCCACTCGGAGGAGCGGGGCGGCCGTGTGTGGCCACAGGCGGGCCCTGAACAGCGAGCAAGCGGTGCCATCGGTCAGCTTGGCCCAGCCTGGCATCCGCTTCCACCCTGGCCAGCCGGCGACCGTCCGATGCACGTCGTCGCCACCCTTGGCCTGCCCGCCACGCAAGTCGATCGAGTCGCCGTTGAGATCTACTTCGACTTTCGTCATGGCGGTTGCAACTACTCGCTGAGCCCCCAGTGCAACTGCACCAAGCCGGTCTCGCGAGGCGCGCAGAACTCAACACTCGTGCAGCGCGGTTGTCAAGCGTCGACAAAAAGAAAGCTGGCCACACATCCAGGTCTAGCGGGGAGTGTGGCCAGCAATGCGGTTCTCAACAGGCTCCAATCGCACAACCGCTGCGCTCATTGTTCACCCAGCCTGCTGGGGGCAAGATCAGCTAGCCACACGCTGCTTGCGTCCTTTTAGTTGCGATTCGCCGACCAGTAGTAGCTCTAGAAACTTCATCTGGTCCGCTCTCGCCAGAGGTGGCAAAGGAAGACGGCCACATCGGAACCAGCTCTTGCCGCAACGTCAAGAGCCGGTGAAAGAAATCGAGCCCTGAAGCACAAGTCGTGGTTGGTCTTCCACAGTCTTCAGGGCTCGCAAACTGTTCTGCCAACACAGCAGAAGTTTTTCGGCGTGGCTACCGCGCAGAAAGGAATCACTCAACTGCGCGGCGTTTTCACACCATGCACAGATCAGATCGTCTCGTCTCGTTCCACGTTGCTACCTGCCAAGGCATGCAGAGCGTGGGGTGTTCTAGCTCCTCTCGACGATCAGCTTCGCAAGCGACATGCAGAAGTCTTCGATCGTCACGCGCGCATCGTTGTTGGTCAGATCAACTGTTGAAGAGAAGGCAACGATTCTCCCGTAGAGCAGTGGATCGCTGTTCTTCACGATCGCGTATCGCTCGCGCATCCGTTGTTTCTTCGCGGTTTTGTAGTCGTCGGTCACGGCTCGTTCCTCCGCTGCTCGCGCTCGAGTCTGGCTCGCGCTTCGGCGAACTTCGCTTCGGCTTGTTCGCGTGTCAGTCTGTGACCGAGCGCGTTGTAGATCGTCTCCATCGCCTGCAGCTCTTCGTTCGAGAGATCCTTGGTTTCGGCGTCCAGACACTCACGGCAGTAGCGACCGTGGACGGACTCGCGCACGTTGCATTGGCAGCAGTAGATCATGGGCGTTGTCCCCTGACTTCAGTCGGCTGGATTCCAGCTCGGTAGATGATCTCGCACTTGGTCAAGCCTTTCGGGCATGACTTCTGAAGCCATCGCTTCGCTGCATCGGGCGGGAACTCAGAGCGCAGATGCATCAGGCACGATCGCTCGCGATTGCACGTCTCGCACGCTTGGACTGGATCGGATCTGTTCACAGCTAGCCCTTGGTGATGGTCAGATCCTTCCTGAACACAGCGACGATCGTCTCTTGTTGCTCGCCGCGCCCTATGACTTGGCTGTGTGAGAACGAATGGAGCAAGTAACCGCGTTGCAAGTTGCGCTCGATGACGTCTTCGAACTTCCTCGAGATCAACGTCACTGCTGGACCACCATGCATCCATGTCGTTGACATCTCGGCCACGATGAACTCTGGCTCTTTCATCGCAATCTGCTCGCTTGATCGCTTGCTGCAGCATGGTGCCGATCCGAAGCGATCTGGATCAGCTCGGTGTTGGCGCAGGGTGTTGGTTGCAGAGACAGAGACTAAAAGATCAGCACAGACGCGAGACTGATGAGTGTGCCAGCAGCAAGGCCGATGAACAACGGCCAGCGTAGTTGTGCGCGCTTCACTTGCACAGTCTCCAGGCAAGCCACGCAAGGACGAACAGAACGGGCCCGCCAACAGCCGGCTTGCAGACGCAGAGACCAATGAGCATAAGGATGGCGAAGGCAATCGCCGTGTGTAGAACGTCGTCGCTCACGGAGGCGAAGCGGGCTGGCGGAGGGTTGAGCGGAAGGCCGTGGATCATGATTGCACAGTATACCACGCGCTACATGGTTGCGCGGTTGTGTGCGCGCAACCGTTGCATTGCGAGACGTAGCCCTTGCAGAGCGTGTCGCGCGCAGTAGTGCACTTGCGATTCTGGGCCGCGGTCTGCAACCAAGTAGGTTGCATGGTTCAGGCATCGTAGACGCGCACGCCTTCCATCTACTGTCGTGTGACGCTTCCAACGGCACAGAAAGTTGGAAGGAAGGCTCACGGCTACAAGATTAGGCTTGGCCATTCGGTCGCTTTACCATGACGTGGCTAGCATTTCAATTCCTGTGTGCATTGCATACCGGCCGGTATTTTACCGCAACCTAGGTTGAGGTTGTAAGCGCCAGTCACTTGCAACCTATGAATAGGTAGACAAAGAAGTTGTGAGCATTGCATCCTAAGTGTCCATGCAATCAATGGTTGCAAGTTTGCGAGGTGCGATCGATCGCGCGGGTCACCTGCGCCCCAGAAGTGCAATGCCCACCCTCACAGCTGCCAACCTGACGGAAAAACCGAGGCCAACCTGCAGAAACCATGGAAAATATGCCGAAGAAAATCTCTACTCAAGAGATAGAAGAGAGAGAGAGAGACTACTACTGATCTGTCTCTCTCTCTCTCTCTCTCTGTAAGCAGGACTCACACATACGATGTATATGTAATACCCCCCCAGCTACACGCATAACTGAGCAAGAATTGAGTTGAACTTGAGGCAGGTTTGTGGTGCAGTTGGAGGCCATGACCAAGACCATCGGAGTGCATGAGTTGGCCTATCTGGCGTTCCAGCGGCTGGTGGAAAACCTGCAGGAGCGCGACAAGGAGTTCGGCAGCTTTCAGTGGAGGATCACTGCAGGCCGCGTGCTCGAGTTCCTGGTGTGGTATTTCGAAGAGTCCTGCAAGCTGCAGTGCGACAAGTGCAGCGCGTTGGTGTTGAACTTTCAGCCGGAGGTGCCGAACGCTGGCAGGAAGCGCGTGCTGAATGACTACAGGTTGTGGCCCTACAAGTATTCGTTGGCCTGTAAGCTCATCAAGGCCGAGAAAGGGCACACCTACCTGCCAAGCCACACGGAAGTCGTTGAGTTCCTGAAAAACAACGAGTCGATCGGCTACAGCGGCGAGAGGGTGAAGCTGGAAAACGAGGCGACCAAGCGAGGGATTCGAGAGCGCGGCGAGATTCCAAATGCCACTTCAAAAGAACAGCCGCCTAGTGTAGAGAAGTCGCCATGAGCGAAACTCTCACCACTCCCACCGACGAGACTCTTGCCACTCCGAAAGCCAAGCGCGCGAAGAAGCAGCGCAGGTTCAAGCTGTTCGGAGGCGAGAGCGGTGGCGACTTCAGGATCTACATCATCGCCGAGGACGAGCAGCTGCCGAAGGGCACGCTGGTTCCGGCCCCTGGCATCGCCGGATTCGACAGCACGCAGGCCGCCCAGAAGTTCATCCGCAGCGAAGGCGCCCAGTTCGTCGGCAAGCAGCTGATGATCGCCAAGGCGATCCACATCGTCAGGATCAACCTCGAGGAGAAGCCGCAGGTCAAGGTCGAGTTCAAGCCGCGCACGCAGGTCAGCGGACCGCCGAAGGAGTAGGCGGGCATGGACTCGCCGTTCCCAACTCCTGGCTTCACCGACCGCGTGAAGCCGCCCCCGATCATGCTGCGCAAGTGGTGGCTGGCCGAGCGCGCGCGTGTGCTCGCTGACGCGATCCAGGTGAAGATCCAGAACGAAGGCCCGGACGAGATCGTGGACGGTGAAGTGCTTGCCTGGCTCTCCGAACTGCAAGGCATCCTGACGGACATCAGTTGCGAGGTTGCTGGACCAAGGCAAGGCATGATGCCAGGACGACGATGACCAAGCCCACCGAAGTCGAACTGCGCAATCGGTTCTACTACCACCCGCCGACCTCGGACACGCTGCCGCGGTTCCAGATGGTCAACGATGCGTGCTTCCTGTGCGCGAAGATCCTGTGCGAGGTGGTGCCGGAAGGCCGCGGCCTGTCGCTCGCGTTGACCCATCTCGAGGACGCGCGCATGCGCGCCAATTTCGGGATCGCCACCGAGACCTCGGAAGCTGTGGTGCCACAGAAGCCATGAAGACCAAACGCAAAGAACGTTTCGCTGCCACGATCACCGTGAAGCGGCCAGACCAACTCACCAAGCAAGGCGCCAAGGACATCGCGGCGTGGATGCGACGCATCGCGAAGGACTTGGTGGAACTCTCGCCGAAGATGGCCAAGGTCTTCCGGGCCCGATACTGCTACTGAGCAGTCCCGTGCTGGCGTTCAACGACGAGACGCCGATGCCGTTCGGCAAACACAAAGGCGTCCCACTCGAGAAGGTTCCAGCCAGCTACCTCATCTGGTGCAGCGAGAACGTTGAGCCGACCGATGATGTGCGTCGCGCGTTGCTGACCTACATCGCGGAGAACGCCGACGTGATCGAATCGGAGCTTGAGGATGGCGAAAGCTGAACGCGCCACGCCGCTGTTCGACCCGGAGGCGAAGGAGAAGCTCCAGCGCGCCGCGGACTCGATCGGTCTGAGCCTCCAACAGCTCGTCGATCTGGTCGTCGACTCTGGCGCGATGACCGTGCCGCCGTCCAAGGACAAGGACGGCTTCACGTCGGCGCTCACCATGCGCGACCTTGGCAAGCGCATGTGGACCGAGCTGCAGGTCACGATGCGACCGCAGCGGTCGGCCTGGTTCGCCACCCTCCTCCGTCAGCAACAGGTCGCGCTCGTGGTGACGCTGCGCGAGCAAGGCTACCGCGGCGAGGTGATCGCTCAGGAGCTTGGTATCCCTCCGCTCGAGGTGTCGACGATCTACAACGAGCACGCCGACAACATCGGCGCGCAGGTCGCCAACATCCGGCTCAACACGCTGGCCGGCCACGTGCAGCTCGCCGCTGAGCGGGCCCAGCAAGGGCTGATGGAGCAGGGTGAGTGGGCGAGCTACTTCCGAGTGACCAAGGATCTGGTGGCGATCCTGCAGTCGCTCGGCATTGTCGACAGCGCGGTGCGCCGCGTCGAGGTGACCCACAACGTCAACTTCGGCGAGCAGCAGAAGGCCGAGATCGATGCTATGCTCGATCTCGAGCGCAAGCAGCAGAAGCGAATCGAAGAGCTCAAGCGAGCTGACTTCACCATGATCGACGAGGTGCCGGCTCTGAAACTCGAAGGCGAAGGCGAGGTGTCCGGTGTCTCTGGCTGATCTTGATGACCCAAAGGGTCCGATCGCGCAGTTCTTGAACATGCGCAAGGAGGCCGATGATCGTCGCGCGGCCAACCCTGGTAGTCAGCACATCACATGCATGTGGGACGGATGCAAACAGTTGGCGATCGAGGGTCCATACTTCTGTAGTTCAGATTGCTTCTGGAAGTGGATCAGCAAGATGCGGACGCTGAGAGGAAAAGCATGAAAGCCCAGCTCACCAGGTTCCTTGGCATCGGCGTGCCGCCGCGCGCGACCGCCTGCCCGCAGTGCAAGATCAAGATCGCGCCAGACTCCTTTGTCTACTACGACGGCCATCGCTGGCTCGGCTACGCGACGTTCTTCTGCTCGATCGAGTGCCTTCAGCTGTGCGATGGCAAGATCGAGGACGACACGCACTACCGCGGAGCTGGCCAAGTCCTTGAGTGGGTCGGGAGCGGTGGTAGCTGAAACGACCACGAAGGTCACGCTCGAGCAGCTGCGGACCGAGCGGCTGGCGCGGGAGCGCGCCTACTACACCTCCGAAGAGGGCTTCCTCGACTTCGTGCGTGACAGCGGCGCGGCGCCGGACGCAGAGTGGCAGCCGCACGGTCGCTATTGCCAGGAGCTGATCACCTGGCGCGGCGCGGTCGACCCGGACAACCCGGAGATCACCAACTTCAAGAGCAAGTTGGTGCTGTGGCCGCGCGGCTCGTTCAAGAGCCAGGTGTTCACGATCGGACAGGCCGCGTGGTTGATCGCGCGTGACCCGAACATCCGCGTCCTGATCTGCTCGGAGACCTCGCGTCAGGCGCAGAAGTTCGCCTCCGAGGTGATGAAGATCATCGACAGCCAGTGGTTCCGAGATCGGTTCGGAGTCCACCGCGGCGACAAGTGGAAGGATGCGTCCGGCGTGTTCTACAGCGCGCTGCGCACGCGGCAAGGCATCAAGGATCCGACGCTCGCCGCAGCCGGCGTCGGCGAGGTGCAGACCGGCGCGCACTGGGACGTCGTGCTCATGGACGACGTTTGCTCGCAGGAGAACACCAAGACGCCGGAGTCGATCGAGTCGCTGTGGACCTGGTTCTCGGAAGTGCAGTCGCAGCTCGATCCCGGCACCAAGCTCTTCGTGATCGGCACGCTTCACCACTACAACGACATCTACTGCAAGATCATCAAGGACGAGGCGATCGCTGCGACCTTCGAGATCAGCAAGCATGCGTGGTCGGAGCCTGTGGTGGACCCGCGAGGCAACGAGCCGGCGACGCTGTTCTTCCCGAAGCGGCTGACTCGAGCCTTCATCGCTGACCGCAAGATCAAGCAGGTGCCGCGCCTGTTCGCCTGCTTCTACGAGAACAGGCCGCAGACCGGCGAGGACCAGATCTTCCACGCCGAATACTTCCACGTGATCAGGGACCAGGACATCCCGAGCGCGGTGTGGACCTACATCTTCACCGACTTTGCCTTCATCGCGGACGAGAAGAAGAACGCGCGCGCCGACCGCAGCTGCTTCTGGATCGTGAGCATGGACTGCAACCGCACGGCCTACGTGCGTGACTTCTACGTCGGCCGCTGGCGGCCGTCGGACTCATGCCGGATCGTGTGCGACCTGTGGAGTCGCTTCCAGGCACTCAACGTGAAGGGTGTCGGCGTCGAGAAGGTGACGCACAAGGAACTCCTCATGTCGCTGTTCGAGGAGATCCGTCGGCAGACCTTCATCCGGCCGCGGTTCATCGAGATCGAGGGGCGCAACCAGGAGATCAAGGACATCAGGATCGAGGCGATCGAGCCGCGCTTCCGCGGCGGCAACATCTATTTCGCCGAGTCACTGCGGCAGCAGTTCCAGACGAAGTGGAAGCCGATGCTCGACGAGATGACCGAGTGGCCGTTCAGCAAGCACGACGACATCCCGGACGCGATCAGCGACCTCGACAAGATCGATCCGAGTGGCAAGTTCTACTTCCCGGCGCCGCCACCTGGCTGGACGCCGCTCGAAGTGAAGCGATTCCAGCCGCCGACGGTGGACGGACGCTATAACCCTCAACTCAACTATCCAGCGCGCGAGTTCACCAAGAACAAGGAGCACGATCTGTGGGGCGGCAAGCAATCCCAGGGCGAACCGGGGTCCCTCTTTCGAGGAACACCAAACCAGTCAAACCGCGACATCTTCGGCCCGCAATAGAAGCTGGCGAGCTGGTGCGTGAGCTGCTGACCAACCACTACGGCGCCGATGCTCCGTTCCTGCAGCAGGTGCAGGATGGCGTCGAGGGCTTCGTGCACCGATGCATCGAGCAGCTCGGCGCTCCTGGTCCGGTTGGCAACGCCTCACCGATCCAGCACGGCACCGACTACCGCATGCCGGCGCGCACCGCCGAACAGTTCCGTCAGGAAAAGGCCGCCGACGAGCGCGCGGTGCGGAAGGCTCCGAACAAGGGTAGCGAGCTCGCCGTCAACGAGGACGTCGAAGTCGATGAGATCGAACGGCGTGGCGAGCTCGCCAGCCCACTGACTGAGGTGAAGCCGATGACCCAGGCGGCTCCACGCAAGATCATCGTTCCCAAGAAGAGCGACTGGGCTCTGTGAGTCTCTACGAAACCGTCACGGTGGAGTGCGTCGGCTGCAAGAAGCCGGTGACCATCCCATCGGGCAAACACAAGATGGCGATCCGAGATGGAAAACAACGACCGATTTTCTGCTCCCAAGAGTGCAATCGAATCTACGTCGCCGATCGCGGGCGTGAAGCACAGGAGGCCGCTGCGGACCGGCCTCGAGATCATCGTCCCGACGCCGGCTGATGACATCGGGCTCTTGCCAGAGCGCGTTGGCGTGATCGAAGCGTTGACCGCGTTCGATCACAAGCTCTGCATCTCGGTCGATGGAGAGGTTCCAGAGGCTCTGATCGGTGACGTGACGTCGATGCTCTCCTCTCTTCGCAGGGAGGATTGGAGGCTCATGCAGTCGTCGCATGGCCTGAACCAAGCGATCGATCGTGATCTCGGCAACTCCACTGAAGCCTACGTCGCCGTGATCCCGGTGGACCGACTCCTCAACGACGTCGAGTGGTTCGGGAAGATGCAGGCGCCGTTTCTTCGCGACTCGACCTGCGGCATGACCTTCGCGTTCGACTCGATGGCTGGCAACACCAGGCCGCCGCACCGCTGGGACCGGAAGTATGACGTTCCGGGCCATGTCTTCATGGTTCCTCGCTTCGCGATCGAGCCTGCGCGCAGGTCGATCAAGTTTGCAGTCGCCGACGACGACTACGCGAACCATTTGCAGCACGCTCTCCACGGTCTCGGCCTCTCGACGTGGGCCGTCCCCTCCGTCAGGCTGATGTGACGATCGTGGTCGGTCGATCTGGACCGCCAAGGATTGCGATCGCTGACGACGCTGGCCTGATCTACAGCGACGACTGGCGGATGGGGTGGCTTGCCGGGTTCAAGCGACTCGGGTGCGAGGTGATGGTGACTGACGTCTCCTCGCTTCGCCGCGGCGGCTTTGGTCACTACAGCGCGCGCGGCGGGACGATGAGCCGCGGCCTCGCTGAGAACATCCTCAAGTGGAAGCCCGATCTGGTCTGGTGCCATCACGGCCGCGCGGCCGGCAACGAGTCGTTCTTGTCGCAGTTCAAGCGTCGCGGCATCCCGACCGCGGTCTACCTCTGCGACGAACCATACGAGGTCGGAGAGACCGCTCGCTACAGTCCGCGTTTCGACTTCGTGTTCACCATGGATCCGTGCACGGTGAGCGCGCATCTCGAGTCGAGGTCGCAGCCGCAGCGCCGCGGCGTGTTCTACCTCCCGGCGTGTGTTGATGACGACCTGTTCAAGCTAGTCGGTTACTCGAACAGAACGGTGCCAGCCTTCTTCCTTGGCAACCCGGTCCTCAAGCCGCGTGAGCCATACCTGCGAGCGATCGAGAAGCTGGTGGACGGTGCCGACATCCGCTACTGGCCACGGCCGAAGGCTGGTCGGCGATCTGTCGTGGCGAAGGGCAATCCGGATTGGATTCCTTGGAACAGGCATCCCGAGTTCTACGCGAGCTGCGTGGTTGGCCTGAACATCCACAGGGCTCCAGAGATCACCGCCGAGTGCTTCAAGGCCAGGGTGGAGCGTCGACCGCACTCGATGACCGTTCCGACAGGCATCTCGCTGTGCGCGTCGATGCCGACCGTCGAAGGAACTGGCTTCTGGAACGATGCCAACCTTCCAGCCGCGCACGTCAACCCGAGGTTCTTCGAGATGGCTGCCTGCGGAACTCTCGTCGTCAGTGATGACTCTAGGTCGGAGCTTCGGAGGATGTTCCCGATGGCGCCGCGCGCGGCCGACGTCGATCACTTTGTGGAACTCGTGCTCTACTACATTGCGCACCAGAACGAAGCAGAGGAGATTGGCAACGCATGCTCACGACAGGTTTCGAGGCGGCACACCTACCGACACCGAGCGGCCGAAGTCCTCATGCGAGTTGGCTTGATGGAGTCGCTGCAGGACGAAAAGCGTTCCTCCTTGGGGGAGCCGGCGGGCTGGTTGAGTCCGCAGGATTTGCAGCAGCTCGTGGTGAGCTCTCCATTGGCACCAACTGGACCCTCCGAGCGGTGGTCCCCAGCATCTGGCTTGTCGTGGACGCGGGGGTCTGGAAGTGCGAAGGACCTCAGCTCGCTCGATGCCCCAGTTCCATGGTTGTCGTAGCCGGCACGAACATCTTCGGTGGTGGAGTGTTCAGCACGGCGCACGCGAGACGAATGAAGATGGTTGGGCAGGGGCAGCGCGCGATCACGGAGATCAAGATCAAGTCGCTCGGCGGAGCGCGGCGCACGAAGAGTGGCTCGATCGAGTTCCCGGTGGAACCACCCTACATGCCCAAGTCGGTGGCTGATCCTTTCCACCCTGGAGCGAACAGCTTGTGCTTCGCGATCCAGCTGGCGCACTTGATGGGTTGCGACCCGATTTTTGCGGTTGGCTTCACCCTGCAGAACGGCCTCGGATACCACTACGGGCACACGAATCCAGTCACCAAGCGGTCCACGTTCTACGAGCAGAAACGCGCCTTGGCATGGTGCGAGTGGCACAGCAAGACCTTCCCTGGTAGGGTTCAGCTCGACCCCGGTTTCAGCGGTCCGATCTACGACATCTTCCCCAAGGCGAACTTCGATGAAGTCCAAGAACCCGCCGGATCACATGCTGCCGACGATGGCCGACACGAATCAGAGTCGGCTGACGGGCATGCCGCTCAAGTCTAGCCAGTTCGACTACATCGACCCGGAGAGCGAGACGGAGGAAGAGGAAGCCGCTGAGGGCGACGTGCACGGAGAAGGCAGCGGTCGTTTGGCGCCGATGAACGGCGTGGACCCGTTCACGCGGATGGCGTCGAACCCAGCGACTAGTGAGAAGCAGGCTCGCTTCATGCGTGGCTGCGAACACGACCCAGGTGGCATGACCAAGCCGTGCCCCAGCAAGTCGGTGGCGAAAGAGTTCAACCACACGGACTGATCCATGACCGTCGCTTCCGACAGGCTGCAGATCGGCAACTCCACCAACCCGCCGATGACGCGGGTGAATAGCTACGCCACTCCCAACCGCGGCATGGGTGTAGCGACGGCGCGCAAGGGGACAGATCCGGTGTTCGGCGCGCACTCGCTGGTGGAGACCTACCAGGACAACCGCAACGTCGAGAAGGTCAGCAAGCTCTACAACGAGATGGTCGGGTTCCCGAACCTGGCCGACGATCCGTTCGTGCTCGAGCAGGCCAAGGCCGCGGTGCTCGCTTCGCTGAAGGACGTCTTCGCGACGATGCAGTATCTGCGGAACAAGTGGCTGATCCTCTACCGACTCTACCGCGGCGAGACGATCAACCAGTTCAACTACGGCCGCATGCAGCTGCACTCGCCGACGCCGTTCAAGCTCGTCGAGTCGATCCACCCACGGATCATGCGAACGGTGTTCGGGAGCGACAACTGGTTCAAGCTCTACGGCATCGACGATGAGCACGACGTGCCGGCAGCAGCGCAGGAGATGCTCTGCTACGACCAGCTGCGCGTCGCCAACTACAGGCAGAAGGCTTCGCGCTTCATCCGCGATGGGTTGATCTACGGCACAGCGATCCAGAAGACCTACTGGAAGCAGGAGATCGGCGAGCGTTCCTACCGCGTGGCGCGGCGAGTGCCGCATCCGAGCATCCCCGGCGCTTCCAAGGTCGACATGCAGCCGGTGACGAGGAAGGAGCTGCTGTTCGACGGCAACGATGTTCTTCCGATCAGCATCTTCGACTTCCAGGCTTCGCCGTGCGCGTCGTCGATCGATGAAGCTGAGTGGTGTCTCGATCGATCGATGTGGCCCGACTTCCGCGTGAAGCAGATGGTCGAGATGGGCCACTGGATCAACCTCGAAGGTCTCGCGAGCTACGGCGGCAGCAACGACTTCAGCTACGAGGACCCGTTCAAGCAGCGCAAGGCATACGCCTACGGCGTCTACGACAATCGAAACGGAGCGCAGGCTCCGCACATCCCGCACTACGAGTGCGTCGACTGGTGGGGACCGCTCGTGATCAAGGACGAGAAGGGTTCCTACACCACGCGGATCTGCAACGTGGTGATGCTCGATCCGAACGGCTTGTCGCTGATTCCGCGTGTCACTCAGAACCCGCACTGGCACGGCAAGAAGCCCTACCAGGTCTGGCGTCCGATCGAGCTCGAGGGTGAGTTGTTCGGCATGGGGGTGATCGAGCCGATCGCTCGGCTCTCGGTGGAGAAGGACACGAAGCGGCAGCTGCTCATGGCGGCGACGCAACTCGAAGGCAACCCGATGATGGTTGTCTCGGACCAAGCGAACATCGCCCCAGGACAGCTGCTGGCGCAACCCGGCCTGATCATCCGTGTGCCTGGCAACCCGAACGAGGCCGTGATGCCGGTCCAGTTCAATCAGGTCAGCGACACGGTGCTGCGCGCAGAGAACGTGCTCGAGGTCGAGATGCGCGAGGTCAGCGGCGTGACGGCGCCAGTGCTCGGCGCGACCGATCCGCTCGGCGGCTCAGGCAAGACCGCGACGCAGAGCAACAACGACCTCAACGAGGCGAACATGCGCCTCAGTGGTCCGATCAACAACTTCGACACCGAAGTCACCGTGCCGATGCTGGACATGCTGTGTTGGAACAACATGCAGTTCATGTCGATGGCTCGCGTGATTCGGCAGATCGGGCCGATGGGGATGAGCTACCGCGACCGCTTCATGGTGCGCCCCGAGGACATCATCGGCCGGTTCATCGTGCAACCGCTCTCTGGCTTCCGCCTGCTGACGAAGCAGACTCAGGTGCAGCAGCTGGTCAACCTTCTCGACCGCGCGCCGGTCATCAACCAGCAGTATGGACCGAAGGCCGTGAACATGCCGCGGCTGTTCGCCTACATCTTGGAGAGCGGCTTCGACATCAGGAACGTGGACGAGTTTATTCAACGATCGCCGGAGGAGTCGAGGCTTCTCACCGCGCTCGAGGAGCACGAGCTCTGGTATCACGGCAACGTTCCGCCGCGTCGCGCGGACGACAACGACCTGCGCCACTGGCTGGCGCACATGGAAGAGATCAAGACCGATCGATTCGCCAGCTTGGAAGAGTCCGACGCTGCGACCGCGGCGATGGCTAGGGCGCACATTGCCGACCACATGAGGAAGTTGGCGCGGCTCGCCGAGATGCAGGAACAGATGATGATGATGATGCAGCAGCAGGCGACGCTGCAGAACCTCGTCGGTGCCGCGGTCGATGCCGGCGGTGGCATGACCGACGAGCTCGGCACCGACAACGGTGTGGCACCGGAAGGTGCGGCGACTCCAGATCAGGAGCCGACGAGTCCAAAGATCCGATCGAACGAGACCACGAGGCAGGGCTCCTACGCTGACGTGAAGAGCCCGGCCATGGCCGGAGCTCCGAACCTCGGCGCGCAATGACCACCCTCGACTACTCAGTTCCTCCGCAAGGAGAGGCCGCGTTCAGAGACGTTCGGGAAGAGGAGCGCGAAGTCCTCGAGGCTGCTGACCGCAGGATCGCCACGCTGAAGACGGCGATCGCGATGGCCGAAGGCGTGCTGCAGATGGCCAGCAGCGTCGGCTTCAAGCAGTTCGTCCAGGCGCTTCACGACATGCGTCAAACCCGCATGCGCGAGCTGTTTTCGGCCAGGAACGACCGTGAAGCCAACATCCTCACCGGCCGCGTTCTTGAGATCGAGGCGGTGATCAACGTGGTGGATCGGACCAATAGCACGAGGGAGAGCCTTGCGCGCGAGCTGGTTGGAGCAGAGGATGCCAAGCGACTGATCGAGCGCCGGATCCCTCCGGCCCCACAGCCAAAGGAACAACCCAAATGACCGGACACGCAACAAACGAGGGCGTCGGCGCGGCACAGTCCAAGACCGGCGACATGGCAACCCCGCTGAACAGAGGCATGGGCCTCAGCGCCACGATGGGCGCGATGGGCAGCAAGACGCGGAGCCCGCACAACGCAGCGGGCGGTCCCGCCTACGACTACCAGGATGTCGGTGGCGCGAGCGCGGACGAACACCTTGTCGGTTACGAAACCGGCAACGGCGGCTCGTCCGACACGCCCGCCGGCACCCACGGCTGATGAGCAATGTCCAGCCGCCGCGCTCACGGACTTGAAACCTAACGCGGTCCCGGTTGCTCCCGATGGGTTATTCGGGGGCTCCACTGAACGCTCGGAGTCGTGACCGAGGCTTTGGCACTGAAGCTGCGGAAGTCGTGCACCGCGAGAGTTCGATGACCACCAACCAACCAAGTCAATTCTCAGCACGCTCCGACCAGGCGGCTCTGGCTCTGAAGGCTCGCATGAAGGATCGCGATGGCAATCCGCTGCAGCCCAGGAGTGTGCCGGTCGACGCTGATGGCCAGCCGGCTCGTCCACTTCCCCCGGAAGGGTCCTACGCACGACAGCAGATTGAGGCACAGCGCGCCGCCGCAGCGCAGCGCATGAATCCTCAAGAGCCCGTGCCGACTCAACCGGCAGCGAAGAACGGTCACGAGCCACAACCGCAGCCACAGGGTCAACCGGCGGAACCGCCAGCTCAGGACGTCTCTCCGAACGCACAACGACGCTTCAGTGAACTGACCGCGACTCTCAGACAGCGAGAACAGGCTCTGCAACAAGCAGAGGCGAGAAGCCGGCAACTCGAGGAGTCTCACGCCCAGATGCAGGCACGCCTGCAGTCGGTCGAGCAGAACTACCAGAAGGTGATCGGCCAGAACCTCGAATCACTCGACCCGGAGACGCGCGCTGCAGTGATGCAGGACGCGCGCATGACCGAGTTGATGGCGGGGATCGAAACACGCCTCATGCAGCGGATCGACCCGATGTTGAAGTCCGTGCGAGAGAGGGCAACGCAAGACGACCTCTCAAGGCTGGCTTCGAAGTATCCGGGCTTCCGCTTGGACACGCACCTTGAGCTGATCGAGATCTTCCGCGAGAAGAACCCAAACTGCAGCATCGAGCAGGCGTTCCGCGCCGTCGCGGAGCCGGAGGAACTCGGCCTGAGTCAGGATCGTGCACCCGCGATTCCGCCCATCGCGATGCCGGCTCCTGGCAATGCATCCCCTCGGTATGTTCCGCAGCCTGAGCCGAGAAGGCTCACTCCTGAAGAGGAGGTCGAGATCGACAGGCAGCGGGCGTTCGAGCTCGCTCGCAGCACGAAGACGGAGGACCGACGCAACGTCGGTCGAGCCATGGACGCGCTGATCAAGAGCAAGCTCGCCGCAAGACTGCCGAAGGGACCGCAGAACTATCAGCGGTAGCGCGATGGGTCGGGTCGCGGTCAACCACGACCGCAGACCAGACCCAAATGACCTCCTTCATCGGTGACACTTCGATTCTGTCCACGTTCGACGTCGAGCGTGGCAACCGTGAGGATCTCCTCGAGATCATCACCAACATCTCGCCCATGGACACGCTCATGCTGTCCGGGCTCGAGAAGGTTCCCGCGAGCAACACCACCCACGAGTGGCTGGTGGACATCCTCGCCGACTTCGGCGACCCGGACGTTGGCAATGCCGACGTGCAGGCCGTCGCGGAAGGCTCGGACGCGACCTTCGAACCTCTCGTTCCTCGCAAGCGTCTGTGCAACCTGACGCACATCATCCGGCGCACGTTCGATGTGTCGGACACCCAGCGTGACGTGAACACCGCGGGCATCCGCGACGAATACGTCTACCAGCTGCGCAAGGCGTCGATGGAGCTCGCTCGCTTCATCGAGTTCGCGCTCGTGCACTCGATCCGTCAGTTCCAGACGGCTCAGGGCAACAGCGTCGGCGTGCTGCCGCGCAAGATGGATGGCTTCTACGCCTTCGCCGCGGCCAGCGACCCGACCTGCGTGACGACCCTCGGCCTCTCCGAAGAGGAAATGGGCACCGTCACTCACGTCACCGGCAACTCGCCCACCAACTGCATCGACGAGTGCACGCTCAACGCGCAGCTCGAGGCGATGTGGAACAAGGGCGCGATGACGGACACCGTGTGGTGCAACGCGGCGCAGAAGCGCAGCCTTTCGAACCTGGTCCTGAACCCGAACAGCCAGGTCCGCTACAACATCAACGTCGCCGAACGGACGGTGATCAACACGGTCGACTTCTACCAGTCCGACTTCGGCACGCAGAAGATCTACCTGCACCGCTACCAGTCGAACGACGTCATCTCGATGGCCGAGGCCAACAAGCTCCGCATCGCGGTGCTGCGTCCGGTGCTCGCTGTCGAGCTGGCGAAGGTCGGCTCCTCGACGAAGGGCATGATCGAATGGGAGGGCACCATGGAGGTGCTCGCGCCCAACGCGATCGGCTTCATCTTCGGTCTCTGCACGGGCGTCGCTGGCTGCCCGTAGTCCTTGCAGCGGATCTGCAGGATCTGTTCTGGCCTTGTCGTCGCTGTTCGCGACGGCAAGGCCCAGACTTTGACCTGTCAGAAGTGTGGGCACAAAGAGATCAAATACTTCGTGTCCAAGGGTGGTTGACGAAAGTGCCTTGATCCTCGCCGTGTGCGTGGAGTTGGAAAGACCTGATGCCCTTCTACACCTTCAAGTGCGACGACTGCTCGAAGTCGGAGCTCCTGCTCCTGCAGATGCGCGACTACGAGAAGCCCCGCAAGTGCGATTGTGGAGGCACTGCTCGCCGCGACTACAACGCTGACCTGCAGACGGTTCAGATCAGCACTGTCGGCACTCGCGACCACAACAAGATCCCGGAAGACAAGAGGGTTCAGGGGGCGAAAACGCGGAGCGCGGCCGCTGCCAAGGAGCGTGCCTACGGTGAGCACCTCCACAACCGTCGCCAACAGCTCGCCTCGGACGGCAACAAGCGATCGTCCTTCAGACACAAGATGTCGGTTCCCGCTGAGATCGTGCACGGGAAGATCAAGGAGACCGGCGACAAGTCCTACTGGGACGACCCGAAGAACGTGGCTCGACACAAGGAGTGGGAAGTCAGTTGAGCTTCTTCCCGCGATTCTTCAGGTTGACGAAGCGCAGCAAGCGCACCTACAGCTTCGTCGCTGAGAATGGCGGCATTGGTCCGCCAGGCCCTCCTGGGCCGCAGGGACCGACTGGTCCACAGGGACCGACAGGACCGCAAGGGGCTCAGGGCGCTCAAGGACCACAGGGAATCCAGGGTGCAACCGGCGCGACTGGCGCGACGGGGCCAACTGGACCGCAGGGTCCGCAAGGCGATCCTGGCGCAACTGGAGCTACTGGGCCTGCTGGTCCTACTGGTGCAACTGGAGCGACTGGCCCTACTGGTCCAGCTGGACCGACGGGCGCAACTGGTGCGACTGGCGCTGCTGGCGCAACTGGGCCGCAGGGACCGCAAGGTGATCCTGGCGCGGACGGTGCTGATGGTGCCACTGGACCAGCTGGCCCGACCGGGCCGACCGGGCCGACCGGGCCGACCGGGCCGGCTGGTGCAACTGGAGCGACAGGGGCAACTGGCGCAACTGGAGCTGCAGGAACCAATGGAACCAACGGAACCAATGGCACGAATGCGCTGACCAGCGTCAATGGATCGGCGCTTGCTTCGACCACTGCCGATCTCGATGACTCCACGCCTGCGCCACCAGCCTCAGCGATCAACGTCAAGTGGCAGAAGGACGCGCTGACGCCGACGAATGTTTCGGCCAACGTTCCCTACGACAGCTCACTTGCTGTTGCATCAGGGAACCTGCAGCGCGCCGCGTTGACTGGTGATGTCACCGCCTCTGCTGGCAGCAATGCGACCACATGCGTTCAGGCTCGCGGTCTTCGAGAGTCTGGTGGACCGACGACTCTGGCGATGAACGTCGTCGCTGACGGCCAGTTGCTGGAGCGCAATGGGTCAACTGTTATTGGAGTCGACAACACGGCTCCACGGGTCTTCTTCTCTCCTGGTCTGCAGAATGCTGCGTTGACCGGCGTGAAGACGCTGACCTCTGGAACAGCCTTCGCCCTCTACATGGGTAGGGCCCCGAAGAACGTCACCTCGGTCACTGTTCGATGGAGGCTGACAACGAAGGCTACCCCGACCGTCTCATGGGGTGAGATCGCCATTGCCACAGGCGCTGTCGTCTTGGCCGGCAATCCGACGCTGACCGTGCGAGCAACAACTGATATCTCTGCCACTGTTCTCGGCAGCCCTGCAGCCTTTTCGACAACGGTGACCGTCAACCTCGCGGAAGGCGCCGACATCTGGATCCTCATTGGCCACGCCACCAGCGGAAGCGCCGCAATCGTCAGGGCCGCCACGATTGCTGACGACTTGCAGATCGGCTACCAAGCAAGCTCAGCCGTCCGACCTTCGACGATCATCAACACGCCGACGTCTTTCACCTTGGAAGGCGCCACCGTCCTACCGGTTCTCCTTGGGATCTCCTTCTAGGCCATGGGACTCAAACTAGCTTTCAAGAAGGCAAAGGAAGCGTCCTCCAGGTGGAGGCGCCTTCTGCGCAGGTTGTTCACCAGGAGGGTGCGCAAGTGACCTCAACCTTCCAGGATGACTTCGATCGGGTCGATGGACCGATCGGCAGCGACTACCTGATCCCGTGCGGCTCGGTGTCGATCTCGAGCGAGGCCGTGATCCCGGTCGGTCTCTCTGGTGGCTCGCCGGAGACGTTCGACCCAACGTCGGTGAAGACGCAGGTGCTGATGGTCGCGAGCGACATGGACTCGCCGGACCAGGTGCTGCGTGCCGTCTGGGCCCGCGACCTGAATCCTCCGACAGGGGGAGCTCCGCTGGACGTCGACACCGATCCTGCCTTCAGCATCCTGGCGCGCATGAGCAAGGACCCGCTCATTGTCGACCTAGGCGCTGACGAAGATCCCTACTGCTACGACCAGGGCTACGGCCTGCGTGTGACGTGCCCGCTCGACAACAGCGCGCCGATCCTCAAGATCATCAAATTCCAGCCGTTGCGCCGAGCTCCGGGTCTCAACCGTCCAGCCTCGAGTGAGCCTGATGGCGCGACGGTGCTTGCCAGCTACACGCTGCAGGCGCCGGATCTGAACGTCGATCCTGTGTGGCTCGCCGCTCAGTCGCTCACTGAGCCAGTGACCGGCGACATCCCCTACCAGGGCTTCTGGCAGGACATGAGGCTTCGGATCCGCCGCGGCGAGGCGGAGGTGATCCTCGAGGCGTTCATCAACGATCGCCACCTGAACCAGCCGGCGCTGACCTACACCGACAAGCGGGACCCGTTGTGGTCGGTCGTCGGTCGTCCAGGGTTCGAGTTCTTGTCGGCGACGGATGACACGCAGCCGGTCGGTGCGAGCCCCTACGCGCTGATCGGCGAGCCGCTGATGCGGTGCACGTTGTTCGCAACGCAGACGGTGAAGGAGTTCACCAAGCCGGTCGTGCTGTCGCCGGACAACTTCTACACCTACCAGGAGGTCGTCAACCGAGTGATCGTGCTGGTCGAGAAGAATGGCGACGCGAAATACACCGCGACCGCTTCAGGCCGCACCAAGATCGACACCTACCTGCAGTTTGTTCTCGACGCCGAAGCACACATCATCAGGAAGACCGGCTTCTGGCGATGGCTGTGGCGCGAGGAGTCGATCTACTTCAGGAACGGGATCGCCAACTACGAGATGCCCGACGGCTGCGGGATGATCGACTTGATCAGGCCGGGCAACTACAGCGGTCCGCCTCTGAAGCAGGTCCCACAGTGGGAGTTCAGGAAGCGGTATGGATCGGTGAGTGGCGCCGGAGGTCCGCCGCGCATCTACATGCTGAAGGGCGAGTCGGTGAACAACCGCCTCGAGATCCTTGTCTACCCGACACCGACCGTTCTCACTGCTACTGGTGTGGTGCCGACCGTGCAGGTTGAGACCTCGTTGGTCGCCGACCCCTACATGCAGGTCGAGTATTACAGCAAGCGCCTGCGGCCGACGAAGATCGCTCAGCAGATCCCCTACATCCCGCAGGAGCACATCGACGTTCTGATCTGGGGTGCGGCCGCGCACGCGATGGTGCTTGACACCGACGCCGACAACACCGCCGCGACGCAGCAGGTGTTCGAAGGCAAGCTTCGCGATCTTGTTCGCGAGCAGTTCCGAGGCAACTTCAACGCGCCGGAGATCATGCGATCCGCTGCTGACCTCGGCCCCGTTGGTGTCTCTGTGCCGCTGCTCCGCTACCAGCAGTTCGAGGGCCTCCTGTGACCAAGTGGCAGGCGTTCCCCCTTCGAAAGCCGGACCAGCCGTGGCCAGGCACCAACGAGAAGGGTGGCAAGCTCGACGACGGCCGCGGCCTGCTGAACAAGAACTCGAACAACTGCACGATCAACCGGGCAGACGAGCTAAGCAAGCGGAAGGGATTCGTCCGCGGTCTCAACGAGCGGTTCGGCACCGTGGTCTGCGGCCTCTTCCCCTACACGGACGGATGCGGCCGCGAGTGGCTGCTGGTCGCGAGCGACGATGGGATCGCGATCAGGCAGCCGTTCGTGATCCCGACGTTCACGGTCGACGACAGCTACCCGTCGGACAGCTTCGATGACGTAGCCGGCATCAGCACCACCGACTGGAGGAACACCGAGCTCTACGAAGCGGTCGCCGGCTCGCTGCTTCGTTCTGTCGGGTCATCCACGGCGCCGTTCGATGCTGAGAGCTACCTGCGTTGGTTCAAGCCGGCCTCCGCGGCGGCCTACCAAGTGCAGATCGAGTATGCGTTCACTGCAGCGGTGACGACGACGCAGGTTGTCAGCATCGCGATCAAGGGTAGCGGCGATCTCCTCACCGGCGCCTACCTGCAGGCCGACCTGCAGTTCGCCGCTGGCGGTCAGTATGTGGCCAAGCTCTACCTGATCAGCGCCTCGAGGACGCGATCGCTGCTCGGCCAGATCGCGGTCTCGGGATCGACGACAGCTCCTGGCGGCTTCTTCACGCTCACCTACTCGAGGTCGTTCCAGCCGATCTCCTTCCGGCCGAAGATCTCTGTGGTTCCGACTGGTGGCGCGCTGCAGGAGTTCGAGGCGACGACCCTGACTGAGTTGCAGGACAACGACCTTGGCCAGATCTCGGCCATCGGCTGCAACACCAACGCCTCGATCCTTGTCGTCAGCGGAGGTGCAGTGTGACGGTCCTGGGCCTTCGCTTTCCGAAGCTGTTCGAACATGCGTTCATGTCGGCGAGCAACACGCCGGCAACGAACGCGGCCACGCTCACGTCGCTCAGCGGAACTCCATACGCCTTTGGCATCGTGTCGTGTGTCATCCCAATCGCGACCGCCCGCTACAGCGAGGTGCGCAAGGTCGTTTTCTACTGCTCGGTGCGCAACGCATCGATCACGGCGAAGTGCAGGTTGAAGGTCGCAGCGATGTCGAGCAGCAGCTCGTCGATCGTCCCGCAGCCGTTCACGTTGGCGCCGAGTCAGTTGGTGAGGACTGTTGGTAGCGGGGCGGTCTTCACCAACACTCCGCCTGACGTCGACCATCTGTTCACCAAGGCTGGTAGCACGACTGTCGCGAACGTCCCGAACAACACGAACATGATCGATGGAGCGACGGTGACGCTCACGATCGAGTTCGATCGCTTCCTCGCTGACTCTGCCGACTTCTTTGCCTACTGGGATAGCCAGGTTGCTGCCAATTCCTACCTCGGCTTCCGGCTTGTAGTGGAAAGGACGGACACGAATTGGGGCGCGTCAACCAACGAGGTGGCGACGTTCGCCGACGTTGGCGTGTCGATCGTGCAAGCGCCTGGCGTCAACAACAAGTCGGTGACGCTGGTGCCTGGGACCGTTGGCTACATCAACGACAGCGTGATGGCCACGGCCTACCCGCAGCTCTACCGCGGCAGGCTCTTCCGCTACGTCGCGGCCAACTGGGATCACATCACGTCGGTCAACCTGCTCTCCTACTGCTTCTGGGCGAACAACGCGACGCGCACCTTCAGGGTCGGTCTACACAACCTCACCAACTACGCACCGAACGCTTTCAATCTGCTCTACGAGGAGCAGTTCACCGACAACGCAGCTGGCCGCGCGGCTGGCGACGTCATGTTCTGTCGGTCCGCGGACGTGAAGAGCTTCCTGGTCGACGGCGCCGACCACTGCATTCTCTACGACAACCAGAACGTCGGCAGCATCAGCGAGCCGATGACCTGGTTCGAGATCATCCAGGAAGGCTACTCGCTGACCGAGTGCCACCACGATGGCGGCAACCAGTATCGAGTCGACTCGACGCCGACGCTCTACGGCTCTCCTGCGTGCCCGCCGTTCGACCCTCTTTGGTATCAGTCCTTCCCCGACGATCGGATCGTGTCGCGCCATCTTTTCCTGGCGCACAACCACATCAGCACGGTCATCCAGACCACGACGCGACTGCACCTCGATGCCAATCTCGAGAGCAACGTCATTGGTCTGTCTGGCACCTCGACCACGATCGTCGGCATCAGCCCGCAGCTGACCTCTACTCCGTCAGCCACCGCCGGCACCAAGACGGTCCAGGCATCGTTCTCGCCGGACCCGATTAACCTGGCTGGTGTCAGGAAGATCGTTTGGGGCATCGTTGTCGGCACTGGAGTAGGCGTTGATGATCTGATTGGCACCGGCGAGCTCGTCTATGTGCTCAACGTGCCGGCGAGCGAGGAGCCGGAGATTGGGACGATCTTCGAGACCGGAGCGTTCAACCCGGAAGGGTGTGCGAGCACCGCGGCTGGCCTCGGTGATCCTGGCGTGCTGGTGATGACCAACGGCCAGACTCTGCCGCAGAAGTTCGACCCTGTGCACGACGTGATCGAGGACGCCGGCATTGAGCCTCCGTTCTGCGACGAGACCTTGCCGACTTCGGTGGTGCACGACACTGCTTCGTCGCCTGACGGCGGACTTGGCATCGGCACCTATGTCTATCGCTACACCTTCAGGAACTGCTGCACTGGCAAGGAGAGCAACCCGAATGACGCAGATATCGTCGTCGACACGAGCGGCGCTTCGCCGGCTGCTGAGGTCACACTCAACTTCACCAACGTTCGAATCCCAGGCGATCCCCAGATCTGTGAGATCTGTCTCTACCGCACAGTGCTCGACGGCGCCTACCCAGTCCTCGCCAAGGTCGGGTGCTTCGATCCGGACACGACCAGCACCTTCACAGACGTCCTCTCTGACGCCGACCTCGACTTCACCAACAACGGCCTGAGCCTACTGAATGCACCGATGCCGTGCGTGCCGATCGTGGTCGACTTCGCGAACCGGCTCTTCGGCATGGGTGACATTCCGGACTTGTCGCCGGCCGGCACAGTGAGCGCGGTGCAAGGCAGCGACATCATCACCGGCGACTTCGATGTCGAGTGGACGCGCTGCCTCGAGGGCAAATACATCCAGCTCGAGGGCGATTGTCGCTCCTACGAGATCGCTTGCGTGATGCCGCCTGCCGTCGGCACGTCTCCTGCGTTCGGGCAGCTGAAGCTCACCGAGAACTACGAGGGCACGGACACCACCGGCAAGCTCTACACGATCTGCGGTCGCCCCAACCGGATGATGTGGAGTGAGCCGTTCGAGGCCGAATACTGGCCGGAGGCCAACTTCCTGGACATCGAGCCAGGCGACGGCGATCGCCTGATGGGTGCGGTCTCCAACTTCGACAGCTTGGTGATCTGCAAGCGCCGGAAGACCTACGTGCTGCGCTACAGCACCACGCCGTCAGAGGTGTTCGTGCCGGCGCGCATCAGCAGCGACATCGGCTGCATCGCTCCGCGCAGCTTCGCGCAGGTGGAGTCAGGCAGCGTGTGGCTCTCGGACCGCGGCCTTGCGCTCTTCGATGGTCGATCGGTTGACATGATCCCGGAGTCGGTCGCCTTCTCAGAGATGTTCACCGACCCGGACGATCCTGACTACGTGCGCCGTGACAGCAACGGTCGAGTCATCGGGGCGTGCGCGGTCTACTACCCGAAGCGACAGCAGTATCTGATCCTCCTGCCGACCGTGCAGACGGATCGTGGCGCCAACCTGGTGATGGTGTGGGACACACAGCTCAGGAACATCACGCTGCATCGCTACTGCCAGGAGTTCCTGGCGATCGCGATCGGCAAGGACAGCGATGGCAACCAGCGTGTCTACGCGGGGGACTCCAATGGCTTCGTCTGGATCCTCGACATCGGCGACAGCGATGGAGTCGGCTTCCCTGGTCAGACCGGCACCGTCACTGGCACCGTCACCGCTACTGGAACTGGAGCCGGACTTGGAGCCAGCTTCATCGAGGATGAGAACGCAAGCTTCCTCGAGGGCGGCCTCCCGGCGCTGGCGGGTCTCTCCGGCATCACGGGCCTATCGGGCGCCTTCGATGGAACCGATCTGGGTCTTGCCGGGGTCTGCGTCTTCTACCGAGCTGCTGATGCCGCTCCGGACGATCCTTGGAGTGTGCGAACTGTGTTCGCTGCTTCCGAGCACCGCTTGTTCGTCACGCCAAGCTTCACCACGGACGCTCCGCCCGTCGGCTACGACTACATGATCGGGCCGATCGACTTCAGGGCGGAGTTCAAGCCGACCAACTACGGCGACGACGACGTTCTGAAGCGCGACTGGCGACACGCTCTGGTCTATGAGCCGGAAGACGTCAGCTCGGTTGTCCGCGTGCAGTTGATCCCGGACTTCCAGAACAGCGACGACGAGGAAGGCACGATCGAGAATGAGGTCGGCGACGTCGGCGCTGGTCGCACCTTCGACCTCTCCTACAACAAGGGTCGGCAGACCAGGCCGGTCGGCCGACGCATTTTCGACTTCGAACAGGTGATCATCACCAACTTCGCTCCTGAGCAACCGATCCGCATCCTTAACCACGTGCTGATGGTCGAACCTCATATCTCCAAGTGACCTTCCAGACCTGCGATCTCTCACCGTTCGTCGCCAAGGTGGTGGCCCAGAAGGGCAACCTTGAGGACGCGGCGTCGGCTCTGCAGATCTTCATCAGGCAGCTCGAGGGCTACCTGAAGCAGTTGAAAGCGGCGATCTGTGTCGACTTGGCGAATGTGATCCCGGTCGGGATTCCTTTCACCGATCTGACCGACGTTCCCCACAGCTACCTTGGTCAAGCTTCGAAGTTGGTCAGGGTAAACGCGGCTGCGAACGGACTTGAGTTCTTCACCGCTGCTGCAGGCATCACCAGGTTCACGCAGCTGATCGATGTTCCCAACACCTACGTCGGCGCGTCCCTGAAGGGTGTGCGGGTGAACGCCGCCGAGACCGCTCTCGAGTTCTATCTTCGATCGTTGATTGGCCTCTCTGACTTCCCGGCGAGCTACACTAGCCAGGCGTTGAAGTTCCTCCGGGTGAACGCTGGAGCGACCGCGGTCGAGTTCGTGGTCGCCGCATTGACGTTGCTCAGCGACTTCCCGGCGAGCTACTCGGGATCGGCCTTGAAGGCTCTCCGAGTCAATGCTGGAGCTACCGCAGTCGAGTTCTTCACTCAGGCTCTGACACTACTCAGTGACTTCCCCGCGAGCTACTCAGGTGCAGCCCTGAAGCACCTTCGGGTGAATGCTGGAGCCACAGCAGTTGAGTTCATCACTGACGTTCTGACTCTCAACACCGACTTCCCAGCGAGCTACAGCGGACAGGCTCTGAAGATTCTTAGGGTCAATGCCGGCGAAACAGCGGTTGAGTTTCACTCGGAGGCGTTCACCGATCTCTCTGATGTTCCGAGCACCTACAGCGGTCAGGCAAGCAAGATTGTGGCCGTCAATGCGGCCGGAACTGGTCTGCAGTTCTTGTCGACTACTGCCACCGACTTGACGTTTGTTCTGACGCCATCGATCAAGTTCGCGTTTTTTGCTGGTGGTGGTTGGGGATCCGGCGCAGCAGCTAGCGGTTTTGGAGCATCGTTCGCAGCCAATTCGCTCGCCAATCCAGCCCTTGCAACGACCAACCTCCTGACCTCGACGTATCGCGTTGTTTCTACTGGCTCAGCTTTAGCTGGCAACACAGCGAACATTCGATGCAACGAAGCGATCGTCTGGCGTGGCAACGCCTCCGGTCTTGGCGGCTTCAGGGTCCGTTGTCGATTCGCTAGCGAGACTGCTCTGGCTCAGCAGAGAGGGTTTGTTGGTCTCTGTGCTTCGATCGGTGTCGTCATCCCAAACGGTCAGCCGAGCGCCTTCGTCAACGTCTGCGGCTTCAGCTACGACTCGGCCGCCACCAACTGGTCGACGATCACGAACGATGGTTCTGGCACGGCAACGACGGCCAGTCTTGGTGCCGGCTACCCGGTTGACGCCACCACGCTCTACGAGATGACGTTGGTGGCGGCGCCAAATGCATCTTCCATCGATTGGACGATTGCGAACCTGTCGTCTGGCGCCAGCACCAGTGGCACGTTCAGCTCCGACCTGCCGAGCAACACGACGTTCTTGACCTTCCAGCTTTGGATCAACAACGGAACCACGGCTTCAGCGGCCAAGTCAACTTGCGTGTCGGCTATCGTCTCACTCTTCTAGGAAAACAGTCGAATGACCGCCACCGCTCCTCCACAGCAGATCCAGCAGCCGGCAGGCGCTCAGGCGCCCCCGACCGTGCAGGGTCTTCCTCCGACAGGACTGCAGCAGCAGCTGGCGACGATCAACGCGAACCACGCTCAGGCGGCCGCGCAGGGCATCCACAGCAATCCGCAGGCGGCCAACCAAGCTCTGCCGGCCAGCGTGACCGGCGGTCCTCAGCCGACCCAGCGCGGCTCCACGTCGCTCGGCCAGCTCGCTCAGACGCTCGCTCAGTCCTACGGCCTGTCGCTGCCGCGCGGCGACATCGTGGACAGCAACGGCAACTTCCTGGTGACGCCGGACCAGATCGCTGCAGCCAGCGGCGGCAAGGAGTCGATGGGCACTGCCGCGGCGAAGATGAACTACATCGCCGACGCGATCCAGCGGCAGCAGCAGCAGGCTGAGCTGCAGAAGTCCGAGGCTGCGTTGGCGACCGGCGCCGGTCTCGTTGGCAAGCGCGGCCGCGGCTCGCTCGCGATGCTGCAGGAGGGCACCTACCAAGGCATCGCCGCGCTCTACCAGAGCCAGCAGCACAAGGCTGCTGACTTCAGCTACTTCATCGAGAAGGAGAAGCTCGACCTGCAGCAGCAGATCCTGGCCAGGCAGGAGAAGCTGGCGAAGAAGCAGGCACGCGGACAGTTCATCACTGGACTCGGCATGGTGGCTACCGGCATTCTCACCGGCAACGCCGCTCTGGCTGTCGGTGGTGGCGCACAAGCCGGCGGCTCCGCCGGAAGCACGGGGTGGTTCTAATGCCAACAATCGGACGCGACCCAGAGGTCACCAAGAACGAGATCGAAGCCGGCAAAGAAGGCGGCAAGCTCGTTGGTCAGGCTGGCGACACGCTCGCTGGCCAGTATCAGTCCGGTGCGCGCGAGGCGACGCAGCAGGCTTCCGTGTTCGGTGGGCTGGCGCAGCAAGGCGAGCAACTGAAGGAGCAGAAGCGCAGCAACCAGGTGCACGAAGCCGAGGTCGAGGACCAGCAGGACATCGAACGCGCTGACCGTGGCCTCGAGCAACAGGGCGAGACCCGCGCCGATCGTCTCCGTCGGGAGATGGAGCAGGGCCGCCAGGATAAGCAGATGAACGAGCCCCTCGAGGTGCAGGGGCCGGACAGCAAGACCGGCGTCGTGCAGAGCGAGCAGCGCAAGTCGCTCGACACCAGCAAGGCGGTCAGCAACCAGATGAGCGCGCAGGCTCGCTACCTGAACGCCCTGAAGAGCTACAACGGCAGCAAGATCACCGGCGACAAGGAGCTCGAGAAGAGCGAGCTCAAGAGCCTGCAGCAGCCGATCGAGTCCGCGTCGCGGCTGTTCGACGAGGGCAAGAACGGCAAGCTCACCGAGAGCCAGTGGGGCGAGATCAAGGATCTGGCGGCCGGCAATCCTGACCCGCAGCTGCAGGCCGAGCTGTCGCAGCCGAAGACGCAGTTCAGCAAGCTGGGCCCTGCCACCGGCAGGTTCCTGCAGAGCCGCATCAACTTCACCGCGCTCACCTTCATGGCGCACACCGGCGAGATGCCAGACGGCAAGCTCGTCGACATGGCGAGCCCGGAAATGCAGCAATTCACCAACGTTGCCGGCGGCGTGCAGGACCACCTGCGCCAATGGGACGAGCTCACGGGAGGGGCGATGTCGGAGTCCTTGGGGATCGACACGCTGGCGAAGCGCAATCAGGTCGTGCGCCAGATGGCGGCAAACGCGATGCTCAAGCAGATGCAACCGCTGCCACAAGGCAACGGCAGCGAACCTGTGCCATCGCAAGGAGGCCCGAGTGCCCGACCTCAGCAACCCCAACCTGGATCCCCAGCCGGCCCCGCACCCGACGTCAACCGCAAGCCCCAGCTTGGAGCCCCAGGTAGCAACCCCAACGCCCGCACCGATGAGGAGCAGCTCCGCGCCCGAGAGGACGCAGGAGTCAGAGCCCAGCAAGCAGCCGACGAGCAGCGTCGAAACGGCGGTGGCGGAGCTGAATACACCCGACGAAGAATCGGGGGCGGATACTGAGCAGCAGGAAGAGCCGCAGGGCCAAGGTGAGGATGGCCCCTTCCTGCACGATCACGTCGCCGCGCAGCAGATCCATCAGCTGACGCAGGGCATCGACAAGGCGGTCCGCTCTGGTGACGCCACGAAGGCGAAGGAGCTGATGGACCAGCAGTTCGCTGCGGTGATGCAGGGGCTGTTCACCGACGAAGTGGCTCGAGGCAGCGGCCATCCGCTTCTCGCCAACCCTGCGATGGCCGAGTCCGATCCACAGGTCGCGCTCGCCGCGGTGTCGATGCAGCTGGCTCGACGTGAGCACCTGATCAGCGGCGTGCTGCAGCAACACGGATGGAACGACATCGCCAAGTTCGGCCAATCGATCGTCGAGCAATACAAGGCACGCAACAAGGCGCCGCTGATCAAGGAGACGGCTGGGATGTCTCCGCAGCAACTGCAGGAGATGACCTACCAGTTCGAGCCGGTGAAGGTCGATCCCAACGAGATCGCGACCTACCGGCAGAAGCTCGTCAAGCTCGACAACGACATGAAGTCGCTCGGGACCTCCGTGTGGAGAGACGCACGGACTGCACGCATCGCTGCCGTGCTCAACGCCGAAGCTGGACCTGGAACACCTGGTTACCTGCAGAGCCGAGAGCAGAGCATCACCGAGCAGATGCCGTGGTATGCGCGTGCAACGCTGCCGATCGCTGTCGGAGCGGAGGCTGCGCTGCAGACCTCGGTCAACCTGGGGATGGAGATGGCGGCGACCCTGCAGCGGCTCGGTGTGCTGTCACTGGATGGCCTCACCGACGGCAAGGCGGCCGCGCACTACAACTCGCCGACCGCGTGGGTGCAGGACAGCGACGGCCGCTGGTTCAACAACGGAGGCAGGGTTGGCGCCAGCGAGCTCTACGCCGGCGTCTGGCACATGCTGACCGGCAACCTGATCGACCAGCAGATGGCCGAATACGGGGACGCCAAGGCGGCCGCGGTGATGCGCGAGCACGGGATCGAGTCGTTCGCCACCGGCGTTGGCCAGATCGTCGGGTCGACGCTGCCCTTCCTTGCGACCGGCGGCATGGCACTGCGCGGCGGCAGCCTGATCGGCGAGGGCCTTGGTTGGCTCGCCACCGGTGGCCGCGCTGCAGAGTCGCTTGGCAGGGCGGCCAAGCTCACCCGGCTGCTGGCAGCGACGGCGGGCCAAGGAGCCGCCCTTGGTGCCTACGAGGCGGCGGAGAACGGCCGGATCGAGGGGTATGGGGCGGCGTTCGCGCACGGTGCCACGATGGCGATCCCGCTCATGCTGATCGGCCAGATGGGCAAGTCCACGGAGCGCCTGCTGCAGCGCACCCAAAAGATCCCT